TTATCTTATTGGTAGTAGCGGTAGCACTCGCTGCCGCACTACTACCTTTTGGCTTCATCTACGCCATCTACTACGCTGTGCGATATTATCGCAATAACGCATTTACAGCTTATCTGAGCAACTTATTCTACTCAGTTGCACTTGGTATAGATAAGATAGGCAATGTGGTCTTAGGTGCGCTATTAAACACGATAATGCTGCATAAAAGCAGCAAGGCATATCAGTTTGGCGATATTAACGATACTATCAGCTATGTCTTGGCTAAGAATCTTCCATTGAAGCAACACGGATTCAGATTCAAAGTAAAAGAGAGCAAGAACTTAACATGGGCTGGGTGGTGGCTCGTGTGCATCTTGGAAGCACTTGATAACGACCACATGAACAAATCACTAAGAAGACGATATTAAAATGAATGAACTAATGGGCAAGCACATCACAGCACTACTGATAGCAATCACGGCTATCTTAACGCCAGCTGTGCCAATCATCATATTCACAGGTGTGCTGATATTCAGCGACACAGCCACAGGCATATGGGCAGCGGTTAAACGCAAAGAGAAAATCACAAGCAGAGCGTTAGGGCGCACAGCCACCAAGATAGTGTTATACAGCGCAGTTATATTGCTCACCTTTGGCTTTGAGGTATTCTTTCCCGCACTTCAGTATGTACACATGGGGCAGATAGCAAGTGGCTATATTTGCCTTGTTGAGTTGAAAAGCATTTACGAGAATGTGAGCGACATCACAGGCTTGGATATTTGGTCGCACTTGGTGGGTAAAATAGAGAAGCTGAGAAGCAGCAACATAAAATAATTGACTTTTTTCTTGGAAATATCAAATCATTGGTTGAATATTGCCAAATCTAAGATATGACCAATGAGATTCTTACCTATTATATTATCACTTATTCTGCCGATACAGGCGAATATCGCATCAACGAGCGATATATTCGCAAACGCCAAACAACCTGCCACAGCATTGACAGAGAAGCAATGGCTGATGGCTACCATTGACAGCGTGTCGAAGCAATACAACGTGCCAGCAAAGGTGATGAAAGCAATAGCGTGGAATGAGAGTAGATACAAGTGGGTGGTTGGTAGCTTTGGAGATATGGGTTACTTTCAGATCATCCCTTCCACATACAACTACCTTGCTCCAAAGGTTGCCTTGTCTGGCAACAAACGCAAAGATAATGTGATAGTCGCTGCCTACTATTTGCAGTTTCTAAACAACAAATATGGCAGTTGGTATAAGGCACGCTTCGCATATGGTAGAGGTCATTGGCGAGATAGCAGCACTTGGACATCAATGGAGAGAGAATTTATGAGTAACTTTGTAAAGCAGCTATGAAATCACATACAAAATACTACCTTCTTTTCCTGATAGCCATAGCAATCTGCATGGCTATTTTAGCTTCATGCACTCCACAGAAAAGAATCACACGCATCTGCAACAATCATCCGCAGCTATGCACATACGATACAATTGTAAGAGATACGCTAATAACGCATAGGAGCGTCATAGACAGCACATTTCAGATGAACAAGGTAGATACATTGATTATAGAAAAATATGGCGTTAGAACGCAAATATATCGCCATTACGATACATTTACGATTGATCAGACAAAGACCGATAGTGTTTATGTAATTACAACGCAGAAGAGCGTTGTTGTAAAAGAGAAGGGCAAGATACCATCATGGTTTTTATTTATGGGTGGAGTGCTGATTTTGTTCAAATTGTTAGAATTTCTATCTTTGAGATTAAAAAATAACCAATGAAAAACATTAGACCGAGAGTTAGTAAAGAAGAATACGAGTTTCTTCTTCAATTCAGAAAGGGCAATGGCAGAAATGTACTTGCCATAGGCGATCTACACGAGCCTTTCACTTTAGATGGCTATTTAGAGTTCAACTTAGAACTTGCGAACAAGTACAATATCACCGATGTTATCTTTATGGGCGATATTATCGACAATCATTACTCATCTTATCACGAAACCGATGCAGATGGACTGGGTGGTGGCGATGAATTAGAGTTTGCTATATCAAAGATAGCTAAGTGGTACGAAGCGTTCCCGAAGGCTATTGTTATCATAGGAAACCACGACAGAATCATAATGCGTAAGGCACAAACGGGAAGCATACCGAGGAAGTGGATAAAGTCTTTTAACGAGGTATTAGAAGTGCCTAATTGGGAGTTTAAGGAAAGCCACGAGCAAGATGATGTTTTGTACATACACGGAGAGCAAGGTACTGCCAGGACAAGAATGAAGAGCGACCTTCACAGCGTTGTTCAAGGACATCTGCACACACAAGCCTATACCGAGTGGTTGGTTGGCAAGAACTTTAAGATTTTCGGATGTCAAGTAGGCAGCGGAATCGACAGAAAAAGCTATGCTATGGCATACGCAAAGCACGGGAAGAAACCCGCCATTGGAAGTGCTGTTATATTGGACAATGGCTCACTTCCTTTCAACTGCTTAATGGAACTTTAGCAAAGTTCTTTTTTATTCAAAACCTTTTCTTATCTTTGTATCGTTATGGAGAAATACTTAATATTAATTCCAGTCTTCAATATGCACGTTATTGAAGCATTTTACCAAGCTAATTTTAGCGAGAAAAAGCATTGGGCATCAATAGTCTTTGTTTTCATATTGTCTCTTTTGTTCTCAGCAGCCCTGCCCACCTGTGAATGGTGGCAGGGTATCGCTGCATTCATTGCCATTCGTATATGGTTTGACTACCTATACAACGCTTTCTCTGGATTGCGTTGGTCATACGTTGGTACAACTGCCAAGACAGACCTGATGATCCGATGGCTTGAACAAAAGTTTGGAGCAATTTTAATCAGTTACTTGCTTTTGATTGTTAGGCTACTTATTTTTGTCGCATCAATAATGGTTATTTAACGGTTTGGCTATGCGCCTGTACTTGTATGGCGTATAGCTGTTGTTGTAGGTATGTAAAAACACGGATAAGATGAAAAAAGATTTAATATACGATAACCAGCAAACACTTTTTGGGGCTAAGAAAATAATAGGCTTTGGAAGTAGAGACTGGAACGTAAAGGAAATAGATAGAAAACTTGCAAACGATTTGATTGTGAAAAACCATTATTCTAAAAAGTTCTACAACGCAACGTACATTCATTTAGGTGTATTCATTTGCGGTGAATTGTTAGGCGTTTTGCAATATGGTTACGCTATGAACCCAGCAAGTTGCGGAAGTGTAGTGGAAGGCACGCAAATGGATGAATATTTGGAACTTAACCGAATGTGGTTAGATGACAAAGCGGAACGGAATAGCGAGACAAAGGCAATTAGTTACAGCCTTAGATACATTAGAAGCAAGTTTCCTAAAATCAAATGGATTCAAAGTTTTGCTGATGAACGTTGCGGATGCTTTGGGATAGTGTACCAAGCAGCAAGTTTTTCTTTCTATGGTGAACACGTTTCTACTTTCTGGACTGTTGATGGTGAAGTTTATCACAATAGCTTAATGACAAGAGACCCTAAGCTAAGTAAAAGTGCAAAGTTTTTACAGGACAATAAAGAACGTGCCACAAGTGAAGAACTAAGACAATTTAGATACATTAAATTCATTGATAAGCGTTGGAAAAAAAAGTGTTTGCTTAAAGAACAACCATACCTTAAATATTACAACGGTGATTAGTGTTTTTATTACCTACAACACCTGTATAAACGCTCGTTTTAATAGCGTTTATACTATGTTGAACGAAACAAATAAACAACTATGAAAAAAATAATCTTACAATTAGGCAGTATCGCAGCACTCTGCTTGCTGCTATTAGAAGGCATCCACTTCATCATCAATCCACAAACGTGGCAGATGGAGATGCTCGCAACGGGCATCTACTTAACCATTGGAACTTATCTGATGCTGAAGTTAGTGAACTACTTTAATGATCGTGCTAACAACAGAAAGCAATGGTGAGAGATATAAACTATATCGTAATCCATTGCACAGCAACACCACAACACACGAAGGTCGAGAGCATTCAACGCTATTGGCGTGAGGTGCTTGGATGGAAGTCAGCAGGGTATCACTACATCGTTGAGCCAACAGGTATGCTTCGTCAGCTAACCGATGAGAGCAAGATAGCAAATGGTGTTCGTGGCTACAATCGTGAATCAATCCACATCAGCTACATAGGTGGTGTTGATAGCAATGGCAAGCCATTCAACAACATGACATTGAGCCAGAGCGAAACGATGAAGGCATTGATAGATGCTTTGAAGGTCAAGTACCCAAATGCAGAAGTGCTTGGACATAGAGATTTCCCGAACGTTCGCAAGGCTTGCCCTTGCTTCGATGTGAAAACATGGCTACAAGATTGTGATTAAAACCGAAGAGATATGAATCCAACCAAGAAGCAAGTGAACGGAAGCCATTACAAAGACATGGCTATACAACCATCAGAGTTCATTGTCAAGAACAACATTGGCTGGTACGAAGGCAATGCCATCAAGTACCTTTGCCGACACGCTAAGAAAGGCGGCAAGGTTGATCTTGAGAAGGCGATGCACTACATTGAATTAGCAATGAAAGAATATTATGAGAGAGTATAGAATATATTACGACAACAAGAATGATAGTATTACTATCGTTAATGATGAGAATGAAACCGAAGTTACATTTGACGCTTCTCAAGCAGAAGAGTGGGCTAAGAAGAATATTGATATGACTTGGGTTGATTACGACTATGATGGAAGTGAGAAGACTTATGTAAGCAATATTCGCTCTATGATACAGAACGATGGCTTTAACGTGCCTAAGTCGGATGTGGCTATGTGGAAACGCTGCCAGAACGATATAAAGGCATTAATGTTTGCGATGTTATGAGCGACTTCCAGGTAATATATGGCGAGATGAAGTACAAGGTTGATTATTTCGACCCTATGTACGGAACAGAATTTATCGGTTTTTTTGAGGGGAGTTGGGCAAATATGGAATTAGAACACTATCTTTGTGATAGGGATTTCGTTTACAACTCTTACAAAGAGGATAGAACTAAACCACATTATATCATAGAAGCCTTCTATGGTATGTATTTTACAAGCAAAGTAACTAAATCAATAATCAGATATTATGACACAGACCCTTACGAAACAGAAGATAGAGGACTTGCAGAGGATTCAGAAGGAAATGGACACCTTGAAGTCAGAGATGGAGTTGAGGAACTATGAAATCAGTAGGAATGAGGACAGAATCAGAGAGATCAAAGGACAGCTTCAGAAATATGAATTTCAATTACATCAAATATTAGTAAGATGACATCAGAAGAAGGATTAAAGAGGGCATTGATAATGTCTTTACGAGAGCCTCTTGCGGAATTTGCAATACAGATAGACACAATATGTGAGACTGGGGTAAATTTAGCATTTGATATGGGGATAGTTAAGGAAGGCACGACAAAGAATGAATTATACGAATGCCTACTATCGGACATGAGCAAACTTGCTATAAGCCTCCTTAAAGATAATTTAGAGAAAGGCATAATTTCGATTAGGGATGAGGTGAACCAAGAAGAATTAGAAAGGCAAATCAAAGACTTATTAAAATGAATAAAGAGAAACTAAAAGCAATTTACGAAAAGTACGGATTAGAGCGTGATGACGTATTCGTGCAGAAGTTGGGCGGTAAAGAAATCCCCACGGTAACAAGAACTGGTATCGAAAAGATACAAGGTAAATTAGGCGTTATGCTTACCTACATCTTAGAACACATAAACGATGAGGCAAGTTGCGTTGTGGTAAAGTGCCAAGGCACAAAGGATGGAGAACTCCTTATAGAAAGCTATGGCGAAGCCACTCCCGCAAACACAAAGCAGAACTACAAGGTGGCTATGGCAGAGAAACGTGCTAAAGCGAGGGTTATCTTGCAGATAGCAGGATTCTATCAACTTGGGGTCTACTCTGAAGACGAATTTAATTAACATAATATTATGAGCAAACTTAGAACATTCAGTATTTGCGTGGATGACATTCCCGCAGAAAAGTTGGTAACAGCCAAGAACGGAAAGCGTTACCTTAATCTCACATCTTGGGACAATGACGAGCCTGACAAGTATGGCAACGATTTCTCCGTTAGCATCAGCCAAAGTAAAGAGGAAAGAGAAGCCAAGCAGAAAAAGGTTTATCTTGGTAATGGGAAGATTGTGGGCAGCAGCCAAAGCAGTAGTTCATCCTCAAGCAGCAACGATTTGCCGTGGTAAAAGACTTGGTGCAAAATAGGATGCAACTATTATCCGATCTCCACACAGAGGTAGTCCAAAAGCTAACAGAATGGCAGTTGGGCTACCTTGAAAGGGGTGATAGTGCTTCTGTGGATAGAATAGAGGAAATGCAGCGTGTTTTAGCTGCTGTATCCACCACATTGATGGTATTTAGCACAGAAATAGCCACATCAGTAGCAGAAGCAAGAAAATGGGAAAGAAGATACACAGAATTAAACGACAATTATGAAAAAGAGGTACAAAGACTTAGAAGAATCATTGAAACAGAAGAATACTTCCTCACAAAGAGGAAATACAACAGATAATCCATTCTTGGCAGAAAGGGAATTAGAGTGGAATTGGGAATATATGGGCGAACAGATAAGTGATGAAGAATGATAGACGATTTACTGGATTTTTTCGATGGCAACATAAGCGTTGGTCAGCCTTGGGGTGTAAAAGACCTTGATCAGCACTATCCCTTTAAAAAGAATTATAGCATACATTGCGGTATCCCTGGAAGTGGGAAAACAGACATCCTATTGTCTATGCACTTCTCGCAAGCAGTAAGGAATGATAAAAAATGTATAGCTTTCCTTGACGAAGGCTCAAAACGTATGCACTACCTAAGATTAATAGGGCAATGGTACGGAAAAAGGCTCTTCACCATATATCCATTCAGAGAAAAGGCAGAATGGCACGTTTCAAGAGATGAAATTATTAAAGGATACGAGATTGTATCCAATTACATCAAGATTATAGATAATGAGAATGAAACGCTACTTAAAAATAAGACGATTTCAGCCGTTTTAAACATCATGCAATCAATGATTGATAGGGAAGTACCAGGAACGTATCAAAGTGTTCTTATAGACCCTAAAAACGCCTTCTCTGCGGATTCTTCCAAGGGTACTAATGGGTGGTACGAGTACGACAAGGTTATTTTCGCTGAAATGAGGGAATTTCAGGCTAAAAATGAGATAAAATTCGACTTAGTAGTTCACCCTACCAAAAAAGCCTTTGACAACAAGCATTTGGCTAAAGATAACGAAAAAGTGATGGGTGTTTCTGTTGTTGGGTACACAAAGCCCATATTTTTAGTAGATGCAGAGAATGGTCCTGTGGTTGATGCTCGTGCGGATGATTCTATGACCTTCCACAGATATAAAAACCTTGCAGACATAGCGCAGTATACCTTTGCTCACGTTAGGAAGATAAAAGAGGAAGAAACTGGGGGAAAACCGACAGATGAGGCGCAGCCGATAGTGATTTATAAGGATTCAAGAACTTGGAGATGGATGTTTAATAACATGGACTTATTAGGCTCCGTAAAGGCTTCAATAAAAGGCGAGGAAGTGCAAGCTGCACAAAATTCTGACGATTCCTTGCCATTTTAAAAAATAGTCGTAGGTTTGTAGGCATGAAAGGAAGTTACAACAAGGCTTTTTATCATGTCTACTATCACGACATAACAGGCATTCATGTCATCGAATTGCTTGCAGAATCAATCTCGGAAGCGGTAGGCATTGTTCACGAAACACACCTAAAAGATGGCGTTATGGCTTATGGTTACACGGCAATAAGAGTATGAAAAGAAAAGATTTACTAAGACTGATTAGATCGCTTATAGAGAAAGCGGAATCACAAGAGGTGCATGACAATTGGAGATTGTACCAAAAGGGGCGTATTGATGCCTTACAAGAGATGTTTGAATGTGTAAAATACTTAGAAGAATGAACGAAATAAGCGTAATAAACTTTAGTGGTGGCAGGACATCTGCCTACATGACTAAAAGGTTAATAGATGAAGGTCTTGAGAACTACATTGTAACTTTTCAGAACACGGGCAAAGAAATGCCAGCCACCCTTGACTTCATAAATGAATGTGATAAGCGTTGGAATCTGAATGTTATATGGCTTGAGTATAGGCGTGGTAAAATATTCGAAGAAGTAACCTATGAAACAGCTTCAAGAGATGGTAGACCATTTGACGAACTTATATTGGATAATGGGAATACTCTCCCTAACACCTTTATGAGATTCTGTACAAAGGATATGAAGATAAATACCCTTAAAAGGTATATGAAGAGCATAGGAATCTATGAGTGGAATCACTATACTGGCATAAGGTATGATGAGCCGAGAAGATGGGGAAAGACATCTAAGCTACCGCAATACATGAGCGTTGAAATGCCACTTGTTAAGTGGAAAGTAACTAAGCAAGATGTGTTAGATTGGTGGCAAGAACAAGATTTTGATCTAATGGTAAATGAGCCATATGGCAACTGCGATGGATGTTTCCTCAAAGGCAAAGGGTTGCTATCAATCATAGCTAAAGAGAGACCAGAGTTGCTTGATTGGTGGATAGAGAAGGAAGAAACAACAGGCAACACCTTTAAGAAGGAGATAAGCTATAAGAAGCTAAAAGAAAAGGCAGAGAGCCAATTTGGTATGTTTGATGGAGACCCTTCATTTGAGTGTTTTTGTAACGTAGATTAATTATGAAAGCTAAGTGTCAGCGTTGCGGTAGGTTCTCTCCAGATGCAAAGTTTTTAAGTACTACTTGCAACTTAGTGGAGAACTTTGATTTAAGGATGATACCATTCTGTTCTGACGAGTGTAGAAACATCGTAGACAATCATTATTGGCAGAGCATTTATCAGGGAAAAACAGAAGGGTTTATAAAGTATTACAAAATAGAAAAATATCAGATATATGGAAAAGATAGATTCATTAGAACGGATGGTAATTAAGCACTCAAGCGAGTTCTTCGGCTTAGACATTACCAAGAAAAGTAGGAAAAGAGAATACGTTGATGCAAGGTCGATGTGTATGTCTTATTTAAGAAACGAGTTAGACTTAAAGCTAACCTACATAGCGAGATTATTTTCTTTTGACCACACCACGATAATTCACTCCGTAGATAAGCACAACAATCTTATGGAGATAGATAAGGTGTATAGAAAGAAGTTTCACAAATACTTCTCATACATTGTTTCCTTAACACCACCAAGAGATGAGAGATACGACATAGAAAGCGTCTTACTTTATCAGACAATGCCTTATTTAAGACATATAGAGCATAAGCTATCATTAAAGCCATCTGCTGCTATTCATCATGCGGTTTGCTTCTTATGCACCCAGTTGTTAGGAGATTTTAATGTACAGACACCTAAGAAGTATGTAAGGAAAGATATGTGGACTGCTGAAGAGTACGAGAAGTTAGATTATTACCATCGTAAAGGGTTCACCAAGAACTTTATCTCCGCAAGATTAGGTAGAAGTCAAAACGCAATAGATAAGAAGATATATGAAAGGAAAGAGAGATACAGCGAAGTATGACCCTTATGCTAACGCCTGGACTATGGGCGAGGTTCTAAGGCTACGATATCTTAAAGAAAAGAACTATACCCACGCTAAGATAGGTTCTATATTAGGAAGAACAAAGGGTGCGGTAGATCAGCAAATACATAGATTAAAAAAGAAAAAAAGGGAAAAAGGAAAAGAGTAAAAAGGTTTTTCATATTGTTTTTTGGATTGTTTTTTAAACCCGATGGAGTTTTTCTGTCGGGTTTTTCCGTTACCCACTACGGGGTTTTTCTGTCGGGTTTTTCTGTCGGGTCAAATTTCTTATTTTTATTTAGACTAATTCTAAATAACCTTATTTTTATTTAGACCAATTCTAAATAAGCTACTGGAAAGAATTATTTTGAACCATTCTAAATTAGCTTATCTTATTATTTTTTATTTGCTTTTTTCGTGAATAATCGTATAGCGCGCGCCCATTCTTTTAATAGATTAAAAAGGCTTATTTTGAATCATTCTAAATTAATAAAAGCACTTGTTTTGTATTGCTTTTTATATCGTACTTTGTGCTAACAAATCAAATAAATATGTTTACACTATCAATTATTCCAAATCTGAAGGGCACAAAGCAAGAGCTTTCTAAATGCCTAATTTTTACCCTATTTTTAGACCTTTTAACTATTGGCTCATGCCTTATCTTAACCTATTAATCAAAAAAAAAATGAAAGCAATTAACAACTTTAAAGAACTAATAAATAGCTATGATAATAGCTGTTTATTATTAGAAGACTCTATCTTAATTTGTCAAGAGAATTTAAACGAATTAAAAGAAGCAATTAAAGAAAGTGAGTTAAGTAATTTAATCTTAACTGACGAAGGAAATTTGTCGCATTCTGATTATTGTCATGATGTATGCGGTATTATTTGGCATTCTCATTTAGAAGAGGCACCCGATGAAATAGTCTTCGACGAAATAAACGAAGAGTATATTTTATTGGATGAAGCTGTTTATGGATATTTTCACCAAGGCTGCAGGGGCTATTTCTCATATTCTGAAAATCATCATTCTTATTGTGGCGAATACTATCATGAGGATACCTTAAATTATCATTCACTTGTTCTTGACGGAGACGGAGACGTATTACATTTGGATGACGCCTGTTATTGTGAGGATGTAGGCGAATACTATCATTATGATTATTGTTATTATTGTGAAGAAAGTGAAGAGCATTATAGATATTCTGAAAATATGCCTTCAAATAATAAAACAGCACATAGAATATGTGGCTATCATGATTCACCTGAAGCAAAAGACTTAAGCAATAATTCTATTTTCAAAATAGGCTTTGAAATAGAAAAAACAGACTTTTTTGGGTATTGCAGCAAAGGATGTGAAATTGGAGAATACAATATATTCAAAGGATTTGAGGTAGATTCTTCTTGTGGGGTTGAAGCAATAACAAATATTTTAGCCTTAACAAGTGATTCATCCTATTTTGAGCGTTTATGCAATGAAGCAAAAGAAGTTATAAATAGTGATTATGATGAAAATTGCGGTGGCCATATTACTTTGTCAATTCAAGGCATGACGGGTGAAGAATTGTTTGATATCGTAAAGCCTTATTTAGGCATATTTTACGCAATGTATAGGTATAGACTTAATAATACTTTTTGCAATAGCAATAAGGCATTAAAAGAAAAAAGAACACATAAATATAGCAGTGTAAATATCAAGAGCAATTGCATTGAAATAAGAATACCAAATGCCGTAAAAAACGTGAATCAATTACTATTTAGGTATAGAATGAGTTATCATTTATTATTAGCTTCTTACTTCAATATAGGCTTTGAACAATATTTAGATAATTGTCAGAACTTGTTAAAGCCTATTTATAAGGATAGTTTAAATAAAATAAATAGACTATCTAATTTCTTCCAGGAGTATATAAACGAAGAAATAATTTCTTCAGAAATAGAACAATTTATAAAAGACTAATCAAAACAAAGTTTAACCAATTAAAGAAAAAAATTATGTGTATTGCAATTTTAAACAAGTATGAGAAATTAAGTGAAGAAACACTCACTAATTCATGGCACGCAAACAAAGACGGAGCGGGTTTATTGTATACTGACGGAAAAAAGCTATATTCTTTCAAAGAATTAAACAGCTTAAAAAGATTCATAAAGAAGTATAACGAAGTAAGGCAATTAACCAATTTTCCTATTTTAGTTCACTTCAGGATAGCAACTTCAGGAAAGATAAATGAGAATAATTGTCATCCTTTTATAACTTCGCCAAAATTAGGCTTTATTCATAACGGCATGATAGATATTCATTCTGACAATAATTTTTCAGATACCTTCTATTTTAACAAACTTCTATCAAGTTTGCCTAAAGACTTTATCTTTAATGAAAGTATAAGAGAATTAATAGGAGGATATATCAATTCTTCTAAATTGGTATTTCTTACAAATGAAGGTGAATACTTTATTATCAACGAAGAATTGGGGCATTGGGACCATAACGGCAATTGGTATTCAAATAATTCATACAAAAGAAAAAAATACGAAAGATATAGTTATTTTGATTATTCTCAATACTATTCTGATTCTTCTGAAGAGAAAGAAGAATCAGAAGAAACACAAAGCCTTGACAATTGCATATGTGATTCATGCTTAAATAATGTTTCTCATATCGTTTACAATTACGAAGGTTATGACCTTTGCGGTAATTGCTATAATGATTATATTGAATTAATAGAAGACTATGAGTAAAAAAACGACAACAATTTCACTTGATAAGGATGTTTATTATGCCTTAAATAATGCAGCTAAAAGTGAAAGAAGAACTATGAGCTCTTTCCTAAATTCTTTACTTGCTGCAATATTGATAGAGGGAAAAGAAAGATTAAAAGACTAAAGAATAAATCATACTTAATAAAGGAGCTTTAATAGCTCCTTTTTTTTATTGCCTTATCTTTTTAAGATAGGGCTTTTTTATTCCAGGAGGATACAAGCTATTTTAAGGCTGTTTAAAAGACTTTTGTATAGTCTTTAATATGTTTATACATTGGATGTATTAATATAGCTTTAAACGGGTTATTTTAGGTCTTATTCAATGTGTTTATTGTATGCCTTATTTATGCTTTATTAAATGCTTTATTTTATGCCTTATTTGATAGTCATTTCCACGGACAAAGAAAGACTCATGCATTAAAGTTAACATAATGCAAATTATGTAACAAAGTAGTTTTCTTGAAAGCCTTGTAAATACTGACGTTCTATGTATTGCATAGTACTGAAGGCTTTATTTTTAGGGCTTTATGATAGTAAGGTAGGTCATACGTGATAGTAATACTATCGGTGTAGTAGCCATTCATTTCTACAATTCAATACATCACGTTAGGCTTTCTAAATGACAGATAAAGGGGTTTTAAAGTGGCAGAAATGGATAATTTGGTAGAGAGTAATAGGTAGGTATGGTAGAGTGTGGGATAATGTCTTAGAATGGATATTTGAGTGGATAGGGGTGTACGGGGCGGAATATGTCCCCCTCTCCTGTAAGTTTTGTGGGTTTTAGTTAGACATTGATTAGTTTTCGGGTAGTGGAGGAATCTTGACTGGGGTATCACATAAGGGCTGTTACCGTTCCCATATCGGTATCTTATGTTTATAGCGAACTTACTAAGGCGATCAAGGCTACACTACGCTTACTGAACGACTGACATGAGAGTTGCGAACCATTGCTTTGCATCCGTTTAAGCAGTACGGACATTGTGGGTGAGTACCCTATTTATTATAAAGACACACTTTTTAGAAAATGAACAACGTTTCCTAAAACTTTTTTTACACAAAAAAAGGGCTACTAAATGCAGCCCCTAATTTTATGGTGGTATTCCCGTGCGTTAGGCGATTTTGCTTAGTCTATTAAGTGTTTTATAGGTTACTTTCTATTATCTGTATTGCCCACCTTATTCCATCTACTCTTCCGAGTATGTGGCTATACTTCGATAGGTCTTGACCAGACTTGTCTTTAGCTGAATGGAGTTCCTCACGAGCCTCGTTAATCAGTATATCTATTAGTTCTTGCTTTGTCATAATTCTACTTTCTTTAAAATGTTTACAGGCTCTTTTCCTATTGATATTAAAACCTTGTCTACAAATATGGCAGCTTCACGCTCTGTTGCAAACTGCCTTTGAACCTTTGTGCCTAAGAGGTCATTCGTAACAGAACCCCTCCAGGGTCTGCTTGCATCCCACTTCTTCTTAAAGGCTGTGTTCTTAGATACTCCGTAATAATCGCTATTCATGGTTACAAATATAGTACTTGCTTTCTATTTACCAAACATCCGTGTCTTTAAATTAAATGGATGCACTACAAAAATTCTTAGCTGATTGGAAACAAGACACAATCAATAGGCTAAAAAATAGATATAGAACTTATAAGAGGCAGTCTTCTGGCAACTTTATCAATAAGTTTGAGAGCGTTAATCAAGATGCGATCAAGAAGTATGGGAACAGCTACGAAATCGTGATTAAAGCCCCCGCAGAGTGGAAATACGTTAATTATGGTGTCCGTGGAACGCAAGGTGGTAAGAGCAATAAGGGGTATAGGTTCAGAAGCGACTATGGGATGAGTAAGGATGGTCTTAGACGCATCAGGATGTGGATGCGACAGCGTGGAGTTGTGCCTAATAACTACCTTACAGCTAAAAATAAGGAAAAAGCATTGGATAGGTACGCTAAGAGGGTTATTGTACCCGCAATAAAGAGAAAAGGCATAATACCATCGCCATTCGTGGATGATGTACTAAGCAAGAAGTACTTAAATACCCTAAAAAAGGATTTATTAGACCAATTTAAGGCTTCTGTATTCACTACTATAAGAAAATGACACAAATATGACACTTTAGCCTTGTCTAAGTATTATATTTGATTAATCAAACAAAAAAGTTAGTCGTGTCTAACAATTGGAAAGAAAAACTTGGTGAAGACCTACTGAATTGTGAAGTTAAGGCATATTGTTATGCCAATGTTGATGAGGTTGATGCTGATGATGTGTTCTCCGAATGTCTTTACAAGGTATTTAGGATTGAAGATGGTAAATTGAAGGACATTTACGACAGAAATAAGCACATCGACTACTTCTTCTTAGTGGTTAGGAACACTATTTACAACTACTATCGTGCTAAGAGGGTTGAATGGGTTGATTATAAGCCAGAGTTTGACATTTTAGACGAAGAATATGTGGAGGAAGGTGCTGAAATCATAGAAGCTATTGACGAATGGGCTAACGAATGGGGTAGTATGTGGTGGTATCACGCAGGATTGCTTAAACTTTACGCAGAAGAGGGCAGTATAGCTGGTGTAAACAGAAGGACAAAGATTCCTAAGTCAAGCATAGCGCACAGCATAAAGGAATTTAAGGAGTGGATAATTGAGATATGTAACGAATTGGGGCTTAACGAATGAATGTAATTGTACTTGTAAACGCACTTGATGGCGTTGGATACCATAGGCTTGTAGCACCTTTTATGCGAATGGCACGAACCCACGACATAAAGCTGATCGTGGAGATGAATCAAGCCAAGAAGGTAGAAAAGGGTGTTTACCACGACCATCTTGTTACGGAAATTTTCGATATAGATGAAAATAAGGTCAAAATAGAGGATAGTGTAAGGTATATGATAGACCCTATACACTTGATTCCTGACGAGATATTGGATGAAGCTGATGTTTTGGTGTTTAATAGGAATATTAGCCCTACATTAAAGCCTGAATTTGCATTTCAGAGGCTAAGGCAGCACAATGTAGCGATAGTATGCGATACAGATGACACTCCAAAGCTGAATAACAAGCATATCTTAAAGACCGCCTATCGTAAAATGAACATGGAATCGTGTTTGTTTACGAATATGCTGATGTCTGATGTGATATGGCACACCACTCCATACTTAAAGAAGGATATTGCACAGACTTTAAAGGTAGCGAAGCCATACGCTCACATTAAGAATGCCATTGATATGGAAGATGACCAATGGGCTAACTACGATGGGGAGTGCGAGGAGGGAACTATTGGTTGGATGGGTGGTGTTACCCACCTGGATGACCTTAAAATGTTTAAGCGTGGATATGAGATTAGCAGCAGACCGCAACTAATTATTTCGGGTGCTAAAGCTGGAGACCAAGTATGGGATAAGGTGATAGAAGAATACGATGGGCTTTACGCAAGGTTTGTTGAGCCTAAGAGCATTGTTGATTACGCTTCACTTATGTATGACTTTGATGTGTGTATTGCACCACTTTTAGAGAATAGATTTAATAAGTGTAAGTCAGAGTTAAAGATGCTTGAGGCTGCTGCACTCGGTAAGCCTATCATTGTTTCTGATGTTTACCCCTATAAATACCTTGCAGAGAATGGAGTGAACTGCATATCGGTTAAAAACGAGGCAGAGAGTTGGGCGAAAGCCATAGATATGATATTTAAGGGAAGCTATCGAAAAGAACTTGCCGAAAACCTAAAAGAGCAAGTGGCTAAAAGGTATAATATCGACAAGGAGAATGATAAGCGTTACGAATCAATGTTGTCTATCATAAATAAAAATGGAAAATCCAATAAATAACCTAAGAGAAGATGTACTTTCCGAACTGAAGAAGTACAAGGAGACAGAAGGCTTTTCAGGAGTAACCCTAAGTAGCGAGCAAGTAGAGCAGCTAAGGCAATGGGCAAGAATTAACCTTAGCCAGTCATTCGATAAGTATTGCGATGACTGCGTAAGGAACTTTATAAATAGAACGGTAAATAAGTATTTATGACACAAGAAACAAAAAAGCGTGGCAGAAAGCCAAAGGCACAACAAGTAAAAGTTGAAAGCAAGCCAAAACTTAACACAGTAGATCACAAATTCTTCTTCGATAAGTCGGTTGAGATTGGGCATACTACTAAAGATTATGAAGCACTTGTAAAATTGCACTCTAATGGTGCAAAAGATTTAAAAGAGCGTGGTATAAACAAAGTTCTTGAGTTTGGAAGCGGTCTTGGATTCTTCCTTCAAGGAGCAAAGTCGGTTGGAATAGATTATTTAGGCTATGACATCAATCCATATGAGCGAGATTTTGCAATTAGCAAAGGCATTCCAGAATCAAAGTATGTACTTGGAGATGGTCTTGACTTAAATCCTATTGACAAATATGATGCTTGTTATTGCGTTGAGGTTTTTGAGCATATTGCTGACGATGCTCTAAAATTCATAATCAAATCAATACACGATAGCTGTGAATGGTTATTTATGACAAGCACTCCACACAGAAATCCATCATTTGACGAACAATGGGGACACATAAACATAAAGGACAAGAAGGGTTGGATTGACTTCCTTTCCGAAAATGGATATGAGTTTATAGAGGATTGGAAAGTTGTAACAGAGTGGGGGCTTATATTTAAGCGAAAAAAATAACATGATTTAAGTTGTATTTCATTTTAGCAATTTAGTGTCTTTATAATAAAAGGATATGGGAGAATTTTATAAACGCAAAAACCCTCCAGGCGAAAAGAGAGGACCTAAACCCGAATACTTCACAGACGAAGTGCGTGAGGAAATGGCTGAACGTGGAAGAAGGGGTGCTTTATCTGAAAGAAAGCGTCTATGGGTGGAGGATGAGCGGAAAAAGAAGATGAAACGCTTCTTAAAGAACTATGAAAAGCATAAAGCGCAGAAGTTAGCAGCATCAAAGGCTTCTAAGATAGCGTATGCAACGTATCTCATGTTCAGGAAGGAGTACCCTTGGTTTAATGAGGCTTGCACGGAGATTGAAGAGAGCGTTACCGACCACGTTGAAACAAAGCTAATGGAACTGATTGAAGGTCCTATTGAGCAGAAGTTAGATGTGAAGGGGAATGTACACGAATTAAAACTGATGCCACAATACAAGGCTATTGAACTCTATCTTGCCACAAAGGGTAAGGAAAGGGGATATGGCAAAGGGCTTGATCTGCCAAAGGGCGGTATTCAGATAGTTTTACAACCAGCTAAACCAAAAGAAGATGCCGATACCATCGAAATCGAAGGAAGAGAAGAGAAGTGAGTACATAACACGCTGCATGAGCGACCCAATCATGGCACGAGAGTTCCCTGATGAAAAGCAAAGATATGCGGTATGTATAACAAAGTATGTCAGAGATAAGGATTGAATATAGCCCCGTATTTGAGAAGAATTGGACTTCCGAGGAAGGAGTTGTAATAAACAGGGGTGGCACTCGCTCAACAAAGACTTACTCTATATGTCAGCAGCTTTTGGTATGGCTTTTAACGGGTCAGCTAACAGCAGACAATAGGATACCTCATGGTGTTGCCTCTGTTGTTCGTAAGTTTGGTGCTACCTTGGAGAAGACCGTTCTAAGGGACTTTAAGGAGATACTTGACAAGAGTGGGCATGGCGAACTTGTAGAATACAACATCACGAAACGTGAGTTTAAGTTTATAGACGAAAGCGGTGTTAGGATAGTTGAGTTCTTTGGTGCTGATGACCAACAGAAGCTAAGGGGTTCTAAAAGACAGATTCTATACTGCAATGAAGCGAATGAATTGAATTGGGACACCGAGTTCTTTCAGCTTCGTATGCGTACTACCGATAAGATCATAATTGACTTTAACCCCGATAGCGAGTTTGTTTGGATTAAGACCGAACTTGAGGATAAGAAGAGTATTGTCAAGGATGATGGTAAGCCATTGATTCCAGGCGGCTGCAAAGTTATCGTATCAACGTTTAGGGATAACCCATTCTTGGAAGAGTTCATTGTTCAGCAGATAGAATCAATGAAGTACGAAGACCCTGTTAAATGGCGGGTTTACGGAGAGGGCGAATATGGTATTGCGGAGGGAATGGTGTTCGAGAAGTACGACATCTGCAACACCATACCTCAAGGTGCTAAATTCTTGGCATACGGACTTGACTTCGGTTACACCAATGACCCTACCGTTCTTTCGGGCGTTTGGATGGCTAACAACGAGATATACATAAAGGAGATATTCAGAAAGCATGGAATGACCAATGCTGACATAGCCTTGGAGATGGGCATCTTGGGTGTAGATAAGCGTGATATGATATGTGCTGATAGCGCAGAGCCTAAATCTATCGAAGAATTACGCAGAATGGGGTGGAATATTGATGGAGTAACAAAGGGGCGGGATAGCATTAGAATAGGTATTGACATTATGCGAAGGCATAAGATATGGATTTACTACGAGAGCGAAGAACTAATTAAAGAATTTAGGGGTTATAGATGGGACTGCGATAAAGATGGCAGACCTCTGAGACCAGAAAGACCAAAAGGCGGTGAAGACCACGGAATTGATGCCGTCAGATATGTCTGCCTATCAAAACTTGCAAAACCACAATACGGAAAATACTATGTCAGCTAAAAGGAAATTAAGCGAAATGACTATCAATGACTATTATAAGTACATTGACATTTTAGAAGAAACAGATGGTATAGAAAGGCTATGCCTAATATCTCAATTTATTAGCGGATGCACCTATGCAGAGGCTAAAAATAAACCATACATTGAACTCGCTAAAGAAGAAGCATCTTTTTACGCCATTTCAGAGGATTTAAAGCAAGAACTACCCAAGGATAGTATAAAGATATTAGGAAGGACATTTAAGTTCGTCTATGAGCCTGAAAAGATGACTGCTTCGCAATACATAGACTTTAACAATGTACGCAATATGTATTTAGATAATCCTAAGAACATTCACGCTATTTTGGCTACTATGTGTTACGAGGGTGATGAGTATGATGGCGAGAACAACACGGAGAAGGAGAAATTCTTGTTAGAGAATATGAAGATGAAGGATGCGTACCCTCCTTGTTTTTTTTTGTCCGCAAAATTGAAGACATTGAATCAAGTTATCCTGCCCTATTTCGCAAAGGAGTACGAGAGGATGATGATTCTGGAGATGACTTCGGGAAAAGATGGGGCTGGTTTATCCTTTTGGAAAGGCTTTGTCAGATTCACAACAAGGACATGGGCGAGGTTCTCCGCATTCGTCTCATTGAGTTTCTTAATTGGTGGGCTTATATTAAAGAATCTGACGACAAGGCTCGTAGCGATATGCAAGAAGTAGGAAAGGGCGCACAACGCAGCATATAAGGCATTAAAACGCCATATATGCAGTTGTTGGCAAATCGTTTTAATGTTTGCCAACAATGTATAACACAAATACACTCACTTGCTTTTTTCGTAATATGACCATATCAGCCATAAACTATTTATCATCAAAATAGTGTTTACTACTGCCAACACTATCGGGTATTCAATAAAAGAGTATTGTATCAATACAAAAATTGCTGTTAATATTCCTACGTATGCGTATTTCATGTCGTTCGTTTTACTTGTGTTATACTTTTCCGTTGTGCAAATATACAAATTAATTAAACTTCACAAGTATAGCCTTACTTTTTTCTATCTTTTCAAGTAATGTGTTTATGTCATCGTAGCTAACACAAGAGTAGTGTGAGGTATATATCTCTGTTCCACCCTCTACTGGGTGCATAAATTCAATGTGGTCTATGAAGATACATCTTTCTTCCATTCTACCTAAACCTTCGTCTAATTGCCCTAAATCAAGTTCAAACTCTATCTTCTCTCCATCCTCATTCTCACCCTCGAAGTGTTCGACCATATAAACCCTTGTCTTAATGTACATAATCCTTTATTATAAAGACACATAAAAAATATTTTAGGAAAGTGATTGACATTTTGTAAATCTGTATTATATTTGCCGTTCTGGGAAACGACACATAATTAAAAACCACTACGCTTAGGTGGTTGCGAGTAGTTCCATTGGGGGTCTACTCAAAGCGAGGTTCGCAGCATAAGGGATGGCGTTCGGTAGTCGGATGGTAGTCGCACCGACAGAGAAGTACACGAAGGTAACTCGTGAGGGATGCACCGAACAAATGCGACAGCACAGGTCTTGGATGCCCTACATTTTCCGCTGTGCGGGTGTCGACAACGCTGAGAACTCATTGCTCAAGCAATTAACATCCCCCTACATTTAGGGGGGATAAAACTCTGCCTCGAATCTATTACTAAGCAATTTGTTGTTCAATCATCTCAACTGTTCAGCGACAATGAACAATCTATTTATAATCGTTCTAAATAAGACACAGAATCTATTTTCGATAGATATGTGTCTTTAATATAAAATGGCTATTACAATACATCAGCAGCCGAGTAGTACATTAGCAATACCAGTAAATAATCCAATAGAGTATTTAGTAAGTTCTACCAATACATCAGAAGAGAACTTTAAGTTATCTTGTAAGATAGTTGTAGGAACTTCAGAAGTTAAAGAGTTAAAGTACGATGTTATACCGAGTACAGCGTATGTGATAGCAGAGATACAGAGATTAATAGAGGGTTACACAAGCAATGCTGAAACAAGCCTATTCACATCAACTGGAAAGGTGAGTTGCGAAACCGATCAAAAGGTTTCAGTAAGGGCTGTATTTCAAGAGTGGTATTCAAACCCGTCAAGTGGAGACCCATCATACCAAGGAAGTCAATCTTCAGGAACTGCATTCTACATCTACAATGGTGCATTCAAGTACAGGGAGTGGCAGAACAATGAGTGGCAGAATTACACGATAGATGGAGACCCATCAGTAGACCAATATGAAAAAATACTAACAGCATTTTCAAATAGCAGAGATAATTACATTACATCCCTAAGTGGATATTATGGAATCACAAACTTGTCTGCTGCCGATAAATTCAAGAAGATAACACCCACTCAAGTAACAAGATTAGCTTGGCAATGTAGAGATATAAGCAATAGCAAGGGATTCTATGTATATTTTAATTTCTATGATGAAAACTTCAATGTTCTAAGCCCAAGTGAAACCGCAGGGATAGACC